TTTTTCAAATCAGATACTTTTTCATCATATTTTACTTCGGGCACCGGTTTAGGTTTAGGTTCTGGCTTAGGTTCTGGTTTATCCTTTTTAGGTTTAACAGTTGGTTTAGGAGTAGGATGTGCATCAGCACCTAAAGCTTTCTTTTTCAAATCGTTGAATTTTCTCTCCAAAAAAGCCAAACGTTTTGCATGTTTATTTATTTCTTCTGCAGAGGCATTAGGATTATTCTTCAACCATTCCTTTTGCTTAGGAATGTTACGTTTATAATTTTCATATTTTTCTCTTTCACCCGGACGAAGATTCTTATACAATTGTTCCTTTGTAGGTTCAGGCAATTCTTCTTCAGCACGGCGAACATTTACAGATAAAGGAGTTAAATTAATAATTGGAGGATTTTCCGGAGCATCAGTTTTTGTTTCCCAAACAGTCAAGTAAGTGCATCTGCATAATGGATGGAATGGAGGGAATTGCCCACCTTTAATTAAATCAACAATATTATGAACTCTTTCTTCTCCACGGCCTTCATAAGTTAATCCTTTATCAGTATTATAATGATAAGCATAATAAAGACAAGTGCTGCAAACATGATTATCTTCAGCAGTTAATATTTTTACCTGAGTGTAACCTTCATTCAAATATGATTGAACCATTCCAGTATTCTGCATACGTGATGTTTCAGTTTTAGCAATCATTGTAGCTCTTTGCCTAGCTGTGAATGGTGACCCATCTAACGGAGTTACACCTGCTTTCTGCAAAGTCCTTGCAAGATTATAAGGGTTTTCACCCATGATAATTGCTTGTAATATTTTATTTTTCACAGTAGATTGAACATCAGCAGTTAAGTTTTTGATTAAATCATAATTGTAATCTTTAGCCAATCTGATGGCTTGTATATCTGCATCGGTATAACGAAGAGTTTCTTGGATATTATCATATCCTTGTCTTTTCCCTTCATCATATATTTCATCAAGCAAATCATCTACATTTTCATAATGGTTATCAAGAATATCATCCCATGAATCTTCCAATGAATCAAAGATTTCTTTTTGTAATTCTACATCTTCAAATGCTTTTTCTTTTGCTTCATCTGAGTTTAACCAAGCGATAGTTTCATCAATTTGTGAATCAATTATATTATCTATGATTTGATAGTAACGTTTGGTGTTGTCATCATCAATGCTTTTACTATCGAATAATTCCCATAAATCCAATTCATCAATTAATAATTGATTGGTTAAAATACGGTCAGAAGCAAGTATACTCATCTATATTCCTTCCCTAATCTTTCCATTAATAATGCTTTCTGTAAATTCTTATTTTGCAATCTTAAACTTTTCTGGTCACCAACGGTTAATAGTTGATTAACACCGGCTTGACCATATCCTAATGGTTCATTACCCCATTCAACAGGGTCCCATCCATAAGTCTTACGGATTTCATTAACAGTACGTACACCATCACGAACCTGTGTTGATTCAATGTTGGCACGTTTCAATTCATCTTCAATATCCATTTCATTAAATTGAAATACTTCATCAAAACCATTACGGCCCAATGCTTTGTTGAAACCTGCTTCGTAGAATTTGGCTTTAGCATTCATTACATTTTTGAACTGTTCTTTCTGAGCTTCACCATTACCACTTCCAAGGTTAGCAGTTTCAATTACTCCAATCATTGCAGGAGGAACACGGAATAATGATATTATCATGTCTCTGCACATGTTCATCATATTAACGTAATCCATATCCTTGTTATTCATTTTTGCAGATTGGTAAGTTGCACCTTTAACTGCCAACATTCCACCATTCTTTCTGACTTGAGCAGTGATTGCAGCTTGAAGACGAAGCAACTCTGCATTGAATTCTTCAACATCAATATCCTTATCAAAACTTAAGATTGCTGTTGGATCAATACCTTCGTTCTCCATGAGTTTTTGATTATAATCCAATCCGAGCCACATCATCAGTAATGGTTTCTGTATTGTTTCCAGTTTGGATAATCCGAATTTGGAATCTTTGAAGTCAATGCTTGGCTCGTAGATATGAATCAGTTCATCTGGTTCATATCTGATATTTGGTTTGTTCCTGAATCCGTATTGGTCAGTATCATCAAACCAACGTAACACACTTGCAGGGACATATTGCAGACCATTAATGATATGGTAGTTATTGTGGTCATAATCGAATTCTTCATAGTTTATTTCAATGAATGTGTCTCCTACGAGTTCTTGACTGTTCACAATTTGTTTAATGAATACTGGGAATGTTAAACTTGATTCGTTAGCTTCAGGATGATTGAATAAATTAGTCAAGTATCGGACATTATTAACGTTCACTGTGAATTCATCTGGATTGTTTATATTAAATCCATTAATCAGAAAAGTATCACTGATTGCATTTACACAACTATAAACATAAGGATTCTGTTGAGCTTTTTTGAAGAAACCAAATTGTCCTGCTGTCTTGTTAGCTGTGTTGAATAAAAAACCATATTGTCTCATGTATTCTTGGAATAAACTATCCTCATATGGTTTTCGGAGTACTGGCATTACAGCATTCCTGAATTTAGATTTCATATTCATACGAAAGTTATCTAACATTTTAGTTTCCTCCAAAGTATATGACTCCTAATGGTGTTGCAGGAGTTGTTATATTTGCTGGACCATATAATCCACCACGCCACATGTCTGGGCAATGGTCGTTTATTTTTAATGGCCTGTCTTCTCCTCTTTGTTGGGCTTTTTTATCCCAACTATAGGTTTGTGCTTGACTGATACTGTTAGTACAGTCTTGATGTATTAGGAATTTGTTATTATTGAATAAGTCTTGAGTTTTTTTGATGTCTTCATATGTATCGGGTGCATAGGTTTTGACTCGCATTTTTAACCGGGAATCTTTTTGACAAGCAGTTTTTAATGATGCTGCATCGTGCGGTAGGTAGACTGTGTTGTTTTCATTTAATTGGTATTTGTCTTGTAAATGAACAATATCGTCCACCCTTTCAGAGTCAGATTGCGCAACTCCTATGTCTTCTTTGTCATAGTAGGTTTCTTCCAATAGGTAATAGGTGTTTCCTTGATTAATGTCTCTGTGTATTCCCATTACTCCGAAGGTTGTTACTGTGCTAACTCCGTAGTCGCAACATATGTTGATTTCATGAATCCTTTGACTTTCGGGGAATTCATCTTTCAGGTAATTCCATGTGAAGACATTTTGTTTTGTGTCGAACATGTCATAGATTGCTCCTTCGGCAATAACCCATTCACCCAATATATTTCTTTTGTAGAAGACTTCACTTTTCTGATTAACACGTTTCAATTCTTCTACATATTCCTGTGGCAAATTAGGATTATCATCCAAGAGGAACTTCCATGTCTTGACAGTTCCAGCCTTTAATAATTCATGGTCGTTAATGTAATTAGTGAAAATGTAATGATAAGGACTGTCTGGGTTGGTATTCCAGAACATTTTTGCACCGGTATCACTGCAACGTGATACGGCCATCTCTACTGCGGATTGTGGACATCTTGCTATCTCATCAGCATACCATCCACCAACACTCATTCCTGCGATGACGTCTACGGCTTTCTCATCATTGAATCCCATGCAATAGCATATTTTATCTTCAATGTATAATTCACCGTCATATTCTTTATATTCATGTGGAATATCTTCGGTGTTCATCATTGCAAGTAATGGATTGATAACATTCCTTTTCAATGATTTTGAAGTTTTTCCACTTATCAAAAATTCATGGGATTTTGATTCAGCTAAGAATGTTAACCATCTTGCATTGCAGGTGATTGTTTTTCCAGACCTTACTGATCCATGAGCAATGTTAATCCAAGCATCTGAGTTTTCAAGAAAATTTATGGCTGTTCTTCCGAATTCACCATATTCGAAATAATTCTTAGTTGGTCTCATCTTCTCGCCTATGCTTCTCTTTACTTGCAGATATAGCATCAGCAAGACCAGTTAAACCTTTGTGAGTAACATCGGCTTCGATTTTATCTCGTTTTCCATACAAGTTTGGATGTCTTCTTTCAAGCATCCATGCTGCAGCTTGCCAATGTTCCATACTGGCGCTTGTTATTACTTGCTCAAAATTATGCAATGCTTTTGCTTTTGCTTTATCAACACATTCTTTGAACTTAACAAACTTGGTTCGACCTTTAGCATTCTCTGCTCTGTCAATCCAATTGTAATAAGTTTTTTCAGATATGCCTACGTATCCACATGCACCAAGAATACTATCCCCATTCTCAATTGCCTCACAAAACTTCTCTTGCAATTCTGGAGTTAATTTAGTCTTAGCCATAAGGATTACCCCCCTCTTTTTTTTAATACTGTAATAACTGAAAATAATAAAAAAAATAAAGTTAAATTTTCTCCAAGACATTCACTCGGATATGCTCTGCAATGGCCCTCATCAAGTTAGGTGGTACACTATTACCAATCCTTTCTTTGACTTGATTATCCGAACCAATCCACTTGAATTCATTATCCTCATATGTGAAAGATTGCAATATGCTTAACTCTTTAACATCTAATTCACGATTCTCTTTATAGTGAACTAATTGAGGTTTACGGGTTATGGTTGGACATGGCCTATTCGGTAATAGTCTGTAAATATCCCTGGTCTTAGTTGGGAAGTTAGGAACATCACCACTCTTTTGACCTGGACGTAAATATCTTGCATATCTTGTGATGCTTGAATTATTAGGTTTAATCTTACCCTCCAAATGTCCAATACTCTGTTTGCAGGTTATTGGTTTATTTTGAGGTTTTGGATGTGACGCCGGTATGCCCAAATCTTTACGAACACCAATGAATATCATCCTCTGCCGACTAGTTGGACAATTATAATATTGGGCATTCATCAGTTTGGCCCTGACATCATAACCTGAGTTTTTCAATTCATGTAGGATGTCTTTGAAGATGATCTTCATATTACCTTTCACCATACCAGAAACATTTTCCATCACGAATGTCTTTGGATACAATCCACGTAATAATCGGACGTATTCATGGTATAGTTGATTTTTGGTATCGCAGAAGTCACGGGCTCCAGCAGTACTGAATCCTTGACATGGCGGTGACCCATCAAATAAATCTAATTCACCAGGTATCAATCCGGTTATGTCAAGGACTTTTTCAACACTTAGTTTGTGGATGTCACCATAGTAGATTGGTGTATTGGGGAAGTTTCTTTGGTATGTTGCTACGGCATGTGTATCCATTTCAACTGCTAGCAGGACTTCATATCCTGCTAACTTATATCCATAACTGGAACCTCCGCATCCACTAAATGTTGATATAACCTTAGGTTTCTGAGTAGTCTGATTTTGGGATTTCATACCCACACCTTGGACAAGTGACTGTTTCAATACCGTCAGCTATGGATTCATCGTATTCTGGTTCGTCTTCAGGGATTATCATATTAGTGTCTAGGTTGATGTCCTCTTCTTTTACTGTTGAGGTTTCTTCAACTGTAGCCTTATCATTGTTTAATCCTTGGAAGCCTAATATGTCATCATTGTTGAATCCAGTTAAACTTGTGTTGAATCCTGATTCTTTGAATTCATGGAATATATTAACGAGTTTATTTTCATCGAATGTTCCCATGACCTTGGTATTATTCAATACTAAGTTCAGGGCCTTCTCCATATCTTCTGAATCAAGGTTTTTATCATTGTCTGGGAATACCCATCCGTATGAATCATTCAACTTTAACAGGTTTAGTTCTGCATATAAATCATTGTCGAGGATGTATTGGTCTAATAAGACATCGAATCTTTGATGTCCTCCAATTATCCTGTGATTTTGCAGGTTGATTAGTATTGGTTCTACTATTCCAAAGTTATCAATACTATTTTTAAGTTTTGTTTTTTGATCTTCAGTTATGGTTCTTGGGTTATAATCTGCTGGGTATATGTCAGTTATTTTTATTTTTTCAAGTTCCATCTTTGATGTCCTCCAGAAAAATTTTTAACTAGTTATACCAAACCCTTATATTCATTAAATCATGATTTAATGAGCATTAAAAAATAAAATAAAATAAAATAAAGAAAATTTTTTTTATATAAATTTGAATAATACACCAACAATTATTGAGATTATGATTGGTGCTCCTATAGCAACGGTGTTACGGAAACTCCGTTGTGATGCTACAAAATCAGTTAATTGTTCTTTAGTTTCAGCTAATTCATCTGATACTTTGTCGAATTTTTCTTCAAGGTCTTTGAATTTTTTTTCAAAATCTTTATTGTTTTCATCTCTTGATTTTTGACCGGCTTTCAATAAAACTGTCACTTCAGTAACCTTCTCAATTAATTCAATCTGTTGTTGTCTGTCTGTAGCAAGTTCTTTGTTGATGTCGTGAATGTTTTCTTTTTTACTATCCATTCGTGCTTTTAATTCAGCATTTTCTCTTTCAAGGTTGCTGAATCTTTCTTCATATAAGCATCCTGGATGGTCTTGACTAGTTGGTGGGGTCATTGTTATCACCTACTAGTTCTTCATATTCTCCGGCGGGGTCAATGTCTTCGATGAGATGTTCATCATTGGTTTTAGCAGCTTTCATTTTCATCACCAACTACCCCATCAGCATCTTCTGTAATATTTTCATCTTCGTTGATAGTTGGATCATCATCATTAGCGTATTGTTCATGGACCATTTCTTCTGCTACATCAACACGATGGTCTTCTGTTTTTTGTGCTAGAATCCATGATGCTGCACCTACGATTACAGGTATTGTCCATACATATTCTGCGGGGATGATTTGTGTTAATCCATCTTTTCCGAGACTTACTATTATCATAGCTATGAATGCTATTGCTGTTGCTATTTTACTTTTATATTTGAAAGATTCAACCATGGTTAATCACTTTATTAGTTTTTTTCATGAAAAAAAGATTAGTAAATATTAAATGTTATGGGGAGGAGTCGAACCTCCTTTTGGAACCCATATGCACCATGTATGATATTATGAAAGCATTTAATTGAATATCAAAGAATTTTGGTGTTGTGTTCTCCACAACATTATGAATAGAATTAGGATTATATTTTATGGGAGTAAAAAAAATATCATTTTCTTTTTTTTACTCCCTTGAAGTAATTGAGGTAATTAAATGATAAGTATTCCATATGGTAAGTCAAATTTGATTCCGGCGACATAGTCATAACTAGCACGGGTGATTAATCCGCATTGTGTGCAGTATTCTTCACTGCCGTTTTCACTGCGGACTATTGTTAATGTTTTGCAGTTTGGGCATTTGTCTATGTTTTCGACTTCTTCGATTTCATCATCAGTGTTTTCGTTACACATGTAAATCGTTTTTTATCTTATCTTCTTATATTAGTAAGTTAGGCTTTTCTCATGACATTACCTATATACTTATACCAGTATATGTATAATAGGATTATTAAAAAAGAAGCATATTTATTTATTTAGTATTGTAATGTATGTATATTCTTTATTTGCTTGTATGATTAATTCATGGAAGATATAGAACCAACCAGTGATATTTATTCTGATTTCATCAATATATATTGGGTTCGGATATACTTTTTCAAGGTGTTTTTCATATAACCTCTTGTCATGAGATACTTTGATACCATCTTCACCTAGTTCTGGTAAGGCTATTAAAATCTTCTTCCCAGTATCTTTTTGGATTAATTCAGCACGCCCATCACCATATTTT